GTCAGGGTCAGCCAGTTGACCACGCGCTCGCCCACCCACTCGCGCAGGCCCGGCAGCATATCCAAACGCGGATAAACTTCCTGGTCGCCCGTCGACTGAGCCTGATAGGTGAATTTGTCGTAAACTGTGTCGGCCTGCCACAACTGGGTGTTATAGGCGGTGTTGACCCCAGCATTGATGCTGGCGAGCGAAATCGGCGAAATATCCATTGTCTAATACCTCTTTAATGAGCGCTGAATTCGACGAAGGTGGCACCGCCCTCGATGCCCGCGATGTGCCCGACCGATTTCTCAAAGCCGGAGCCAGGCGCGGCCAGCGTCAGCGTGTTGTCATCGGTCGCATAAACCGGCGCCCCGATATTGGTGTAGGACGCCCCCGGTACCGGGAATTTGAAATCATCGAACTGCCCCGTGATCTTCGGGCCAGGCGCGGAGGAGCCGGTATTATCGTACCCGCTCTCTGAAATACCAATGAAGGCCAGCGCCCCGGCAGTCTGCGGCCGCACGGACTGCCCGGCGGCGTTCACGCACATCACGGTGCCCTTGAAGATTTTCTCGCCAGGCGCAACCGGATACCCGAACGCGGCGCCGCGCGAATTACCCCGGCGTGCGGGGGCGCTGTCTTTGGTGGCGGCCATTATGCGGCACTCCCTTCAGCCATGGATTTCTTGGTCTTCAGAAAATCCTCCTTCTTCAGACCCATTTTTTTGATGACCTGGCTATCCATCGCGGTCAGCCCGTCGCCGTCGCCGGCATCGTGCTCAGCCACATAGGTTCCCCCGGCAGCCGTCTTCAGGCTCGGCAGCCCGGCCACCAGCGCCTCGGCGCCGGCCGGGTCAGCCACATGCATGGCAATCATCCGCTCACGCACCGGGCCAAGCGCCTTGCCGTCCTTGATCGCCGCATCGATGAAGGCCACCGCCTTCTCCTGGCGGCGGGCGGTCTCACCCGCGGCGACCTGCGTCTGCAGCGCCACGAACTCGGCGAGCGGCACGGTGGCCGCCTGCAAATTGGTAATCGTCGCGGTATGTGCCGCCACGGTCTGTTTTTGGGTTGCGATGGCCGTCAGCACGGCCGCCTCATCCGCGGTCTCGGGCAGCCCAAGGGCGGCCCGCAGCGTCGCAATATCCATGTCTGCTCCAGATTGTGTGTGGGTTTGTTCAGTGTTCAGTGAGGCGAGCTGCCCCAGGTTCGGGGAATTCGTCAGCGCCGCGGAGATAATCCGCGTCACGGTGCCGTCCTTCTCATGCGCGAATACCGGGCTAAGCCCCCGGTACTTCTTTTGCGTCATCAGCGCGCGGCCACCGTCGTTCCATTCAACCTGGCCCCAGATGCCGTCGGCGCGCGATTGCAGCGCCACGATCCATGCCTGCGCGGGTGAAGGCTGCCCCAATGCGGGCGCGCGCTGCGTGGAATGGTTTTCGTCAATCGGCAGCTTTTGCGCCGCCATCGATGCCGCGATTACATTTTCCGGATTCCGCAAAATGTAAGGCCCCCGGCCATCCACCCCGGAAAAGCTGCCGGCCGGCAGAAGCTGTACCCATTCAGGTACATCGCCGGTCGGCAGTAAGGTGGTATGGGAGGAAACGTCCATGCCCAGAACTTGCCCCGGCACGCAGGCGCGGTTCTGCGACCCTCGGGTGGCAGTGGCTCTCTATTCGGTTGTGGGGATGGCCCAGCATAACCCAGTTTGCCCCCGCCGCGCCAGTCCCGCGATTACAGGCCCGCCAGCGGGCGTCACCAGCGGGGCGCGGCGGTTGTCCGTCTTTCCCGCCGCGCGGCCATTCTACCTAGCTTTAACAAGCCTTAAACGCGCCTTAAAATTTACCCCGCACCCACCACACGCATCCGCGCCGCTCAGGCCGCCATAAGCCGCTCCAGATAGGCTTGCGTCTCGGCAAAAATCATCTCCTCATCCTCGGCCGAGATACCCAGGTACGGCCGCGCCGGAATCGTCACCGCGCGCACCCGCACCAGTTTGCCGCCCGCCCCCATGTGGAACACCAGCGCCTTCGCGTTTTTCGCCTCGATGCGCGCGCCCCACTGGTGCACGCCGGCGTAAATCATCCGGCTGCCGATCGTCACCTCGGCGGCGGCGGGCAAAAAGGTGATGCTTCCGCGCAGCTGCCCGCCCTGCACCAAAATCGGCCCCGGCCGCCGCAGCTCGGCATAGGCCGGGTTCAACCCGCGCCACGCGGTTCCATCCGGCGCGATGTTGGTGGAAAAGCGCATGCGCGTGGAATCGGTCAGCCCGGAGCCCAGAATGCCCATCAACTGCGTGGATGATCCACCCAGCCCCGCCAGCCGCGCCAGCGCGTCCAGCACGGGCTTGTCGTCGAACACCACATCAATCGTTGCGCCCATATCCCTCAGCCCCTATACTGGCCCTGGGCGCGGTGTGAGATGGCGATATTCTGCCCACCACGGCCGGTCAATTTATTGGCCGCGTCAATTATGGGGTTCCTGGCAGGCCCCATCACCGCGTCCCTTTTAACCCAGCCAAATACGCCGCCGCATCCCCGCGCAACACTATGTCGCGCTTCAAAAATCCGCGCACCGCTTTAGGCCGCACAAAATGGAAGCTCAGCACAAACACCTCGGCGCCGCTGCCGCTGGCCTTGATCACTATGGTCGCGGCGCGCCCATGCACGGTCCCCAGAATCCGCAAATTCTTCGCGCCATCGCGCTGGATCACCGCTGGTGCGCGCAGCAGCTCGTGAATTTCCTGGTAGGTCTCGGCGCGCAGCTCGGGGTGGTTTAGCAACTGCTTGGCCATCGTGTCGGCCGAGAGCAACACGCGCGGCGCCTTCGCACCCAGCAGATGCACCAGCTCCGGCCCCAGCGTGGCCACCTGCGCCGCTCCTTGCGGCATCTCGATGAACTTGCCCAGCACATGCGGCTCCACGGCGGTCAGCCCCGGCCGCGCCAGTACCGGCATGTGGCCGCCCACCGGCTTCACATCCGGCGCCCGCACCGGCAGTTTTTCGCCCTCGGCCCATGCCTTGCCGGGGTTATAGGCAAAGCCGGGGTCCACGCCCACCGGCACCCGCATCACCTCGCCGGTGCTCTTATTCGTCCAGTCCTTATATTGCAGCACGGGTGAGGGGTCGGCATCGCTCTTGCCCATCCGCCCCAGTCCGCCGGCGGACACGGCGGTGACAAAGCACCGGCAGCCCCAGCCGTTGGGCGGATAGCAGGAGTCCCAAAACCCATCATCGGCGCGCAGCACCATGCCGTCCCAGGCCAGGTGCATCAGCCGCGGGTTGGCGCAAGGCGTGTGGTTGTATTGCCAGTAGGGGAAGGCGTCCAACATCCCTGGGTCCGTCAGCTGCGCATAGCGCCCGGCCGAGAACGCGGTGGTCATATTGGTCTCGTAAATCACCCGCGCCCGCCAGCCCGCATTGCCGGTGTGCTGCCAGCCGTATTTTTTCACGATGGTATCGAAGTCGGCGCGGAACTCCGCCAGCCCGGTGCCTTGGCTGATCGCCTTATCCACCGCCTCGCGGAAATCGCTCAGCATCGCCTCGTTGGTCGCACCGGCCACGGCAAAGCCGTGGCTGTGCGCCTCGTTCATCATATCCGTCCACCGCTCCGTCGGCACATTTACCTTCTGGCGGAAGAAATCGATTGCCTCGTTGAACGGCAGGTCGATCGCGCCGCGCGTGCTGGTGGGCATGTTCAGCCCTTCTTGGCGAGCGGCCTCAGCTCATCCATCAGCGCCGCCTGTCCGGCCAAATTCGCCAGCGCCATGCCGCGCGTCATCGCCTGCGCGAAGTCCTCATCATTCAGCTTTAACTTGCTCAGCCGCTCGGCCAAATCCTGCATGTCATGCGCCGCCTCAAACGCCTCGCGGATCTGCGCGGTCATTCCCGCCAGCGCCCCGGCGGCCTCGCGCGCCATCCGCGCGTCCAGCGCCGCCAGCGTCGCCTTCACCTCATCATCGCCGAGCTGCGCCGTCTGCGCGGTGATAAACCGGCCGAACAGCGTGCCCGTGGTCACACCCGCCGTCATCAGCGCCCGCGAATCCGAGCTGGGGTTGATCTCCGGGTGCGGGTTCGCCTTCGGTGTCAAATCCGCCTTCACCAGCGGATTGCCGTTGGCATCCAGCGCACCCGCCGCCGCCGGCGGCGGCATGCCGATCACCACATCATTCGGCCCCGGCACGGTCAGTTGCAGCCGGTCATAAATCTCCGAGGCTTTCACTTTGAAATTCAGCGGCCCCAGATCGGCCACGGCGGCAATCACGTCAGAGAGCGGCACCTGCTCCTCCACGCCGATTTTTACGCGCGGATACGCCGTCTGCTCGCCGAACGTGAACGCAATCATCGCCTGCACGATCTGCCGGTTGATGCTCCCGGCAATCAGCCGTGCGTCAAACTTCTCCACGTCCTGCTCACCGGCGCGGTGCTCCTGGCCCACCGCATGGCCGCCCGCCACCGCATCGGTCCCGGCCGTGCCGCCCAGCACGAGCTTGCTGGTCTCATAATTCAGCCAGTTCGCCCGCTCGGTAAACAGCTTGGCACCATCATTCGCGCCCTTGGCCTCGACGAATTCCATCTCCATTGACTTGGGAATAATCGCCGCGAGGTCGCCCGCGATGCCCCGCACCGCGCGCCACAGCGTGCGCTTGTCGGACTCAGATGCCTCCGGCCCATAGCGGCCCAGCCGCACCGGCAACCCGTAGCCCTGGCAGAACAGCGCCCAGTCTTTCTCGGTAAAGGCCGCGTATATCCATTTCCAGGCAATCGCCCGCGTCAGCCCGTTGCGCACCGGATTACCGCTTTTCACCGGGTGCTCGTGCAGCAAAAACTTGTGCGCATCCAGCTCATCAAACCCGGTATTCGTGCGCAGCCAGATCGTCTTGCCGTCGTTCCAGTTCACCTCAAAGTCGCGCTGGTTGCGCCACGCGATCTCCGCCGGCCTAAAACCCTCGGGGCGGCAATCCCACATGATCTCGTTCGCCGAATAGCCTTTGCCGATCGCATCCGCCAAACCATAGAACGCGGTTTCCAGCACATCGGTTTCCAGCCATTCGCGCACGTAATCGGCATGGCGCTCGCCGTCCTTCACGCTCTTGGCCGCCTCCACCGTCACGGGCAGCAGCGTCACCTGGCGTTTGCGCTTGCTCAGCACCGCGAGGTAATGCGTGAACAGCTCCTCGATCTGCTCGGCCAGAATAAACCAGTCGCGCGTGCTGCCATTATCCGCCGCCCGGATAATCGCCCCCAGCCGCCTCGGCTCGATGTCGAACCCGATATTCCCGACAAACGGTGCCCGCACCGAAAAGCTGCTCGGCGCCGCGATCTCGCTCTTCAGCAGCGCGATATCGGCCCGGCTGATCGGGTTGCCGAACTGGTCGATCACCGGCTTGTAATCATCCGCCATGTTTCTGCTCAATCTCGGCATTCACGCCATTCAGCCACGCCTGCGCCGCGTTCACCGCCGTGGTCCAGTTCGCCAGGCCGTCCTGATACTCCGCGATCTGCCGCGACGCCGTCGCCGCCGTCAGCTCCTCGCTCAGCTCGCCAAAGGTCATTTCGCTCAGCGGTTTTTGGTTCATGCAATCCCTTCCTTCAGCCGCTCTACAATCCTGATGCACTCGGCCTCGGTCTTCCGGGCTTCCAGCATTACCCATTTGCCGCGATGATTTTTGATGCGCACCTGCCATGGATAGTTCAGGTGCGGCTTGTGCTCGATGCGCGGCGGCTCCCGGTCCATCACTGCTTCTCCATCTCTTGCACAATCGGGTCTTGCGGCGGCAGCTTTGGCGCCAGATGCGCTGGCAACCGCCGCCGGAACTTCCACGCCAAATCCTTAATCCGCTGCACCTGGTCGTCCGCCGGCATCTGGTGCAGCACGTTCAGCCGCATATCCATCGCCTCGATAAACCGCCCCTCAGGGCTGCCTGAAGGCAGTTTCAGCGTCAGCATTTTCTCCACGGTAATGCCGAGCATTTTAATGATCGAGCCATTCACCCGCGCCGCATCCTCGGCATCAGACTCCGGCAATTCAAAGGCCATCGTAAACCCTCCGCGTCATGTTCGGCATAAAGCCGCCGTCGTTGCGCTCATCCTCTCGCTGCGCCTGGTCGGCCGCTTCCGCCGTCACGTAAAAATCATCACCTCCGGCATGCGCCGGAGCCCGCGCCGGCGCGCCCTCGTAGCCATAAAGCTCCGGCTCCGCCCGGCTCGCCGCCACTGCCAGCGCGCTCGCCACCGCGCTATCGCCGTGCCGTTTCTTCCCTTTCTGTCCGGTACGCTCGTCGGGCACGCGGCCCACGCCGCGCACCAGCTTCACCAGCCGGTGATCATCGCGGATCTCCGAATCCTGCGGGATCACGATGTTCCCGTCATCAAAAGCCGATTTCCATTTCGGCATATTTTCCCGGTACCACGGCTCGCTCAGCATCACGGCCTCGATGCGCTCTCCAAACCGCTGCATGGTAACCTCGGCCAAATATCCGCCATTGCCGCCCGCATCGAATTTCCCGGCGCGAAACAGCGGCAGCCGATCAATGATATAAATCACGATCTGTTTCTGTGCCTCATAAGGCACGTTGCGCATCTCCAGCACAAAGGGTGTGCGCAGTATCAGATCACGGCCAATCGAAAGCGGCCAAAACACCGAAAGGTCCCGGCTGCGCGCAAAATCCTGCCCGAACGCATGTGGCAATTTTGGGTTAAGCGTCCCCAGCACCGGCTTCAGTTCTTCCTCGCAAAAATCCTTGATCTCGGCGATGCGCAGATGCTCGGCCAGCATTTTAAAGTCATCCGGCTTATTCAGCCGAATCACCGGAATAGGCGGCTCCTTCTGCATCCGGGCTTCGATCACGGCGGCGGAGAGATAGGTGCCCGATCCAGCACTCGGAATGCAAAAAAGCTCTTCATCGGCATCGTCACCATACTCGGCAACCGTCTGCGCCCGACATTCAGCCTCGGCTTCCGGCGACCACTCCTTTCCCAGCTTCAGGAATATCCGCTTAACCAGGCCGTCGGCAATCGCATCATCCAGCGTGGTGCGCAGCAGATTGTACGGCTTCTTGCCCGCGTGAATATCTTGGATCAGCGCATTGAACGGGTTGGTATCGCCCTTGTGGGTCGAGATAATAATCACCCGGCCGCCCCACATACGGTGCGCCAGCGCTGCTTTCAGCACAGCATCCAAATCGTCGTGGAATGCCGCTTCGTCGATAATCACTAGGCCCTGCTTACCGCGCAGGGATCGAGGCGCCGATGACAGCGCCATGATCTCGAAGCCGGACGCAAACTTGATCCGGAAGCAGAGAATTTCCTTGTCCGGCTGCTCCGGGTCATTAAAAAAGCTCTCGTCGAACTGGGCGGCGGCAGGCTCAATCGCCTTGGCGAAGTCCCCGCAGTAGCCAATAAACTCGCGGGTCATGTCCTTCTCGTAACCCATATACAGGACATCCATGCCGCCGGCGACCGCCTTGGCGGCCGCCGTCAATGCCGCGACGGCAGCCATGGCCCAGGAATAGCCCGTTCGCCGGCTCTTCTCCGCAACCGTCACGCCATAAGCGCCGGCCGAGGCCATCAACCGCTGCTGATACAGCAGAAACACATCCGGCAGATTGAGGGCGAGATTATGCTCCAATGTAAGACCTCGCCTCTAGCCAGCCCTGGTCCCACTGCAAAAAGCACGGGCTGCGCGGCGGAAACGGATTCTGCCCGCGCAGTTTCCCGCCCACGTAATCCTCGAACCCATCATCCTCCGCCCAGCGCAACGCATCGCACGGAACGGGTATCAACACCGACTTTTTCGCGCACGGGGTCATGCCGCTTCTCCCTGGTCGCGCTTGTTCACGTAGGCAATCGCGGCATGTTCCTGGCAATAAGGCCGCCCCGGCAGGCTCGGCAGATCGCAATACCGGAAGCTGGGCTTACCCGGAGTGCCGATCGGCCAGCAGCATGGTTCGCTCGTGCGCACCCGCGCAATCGTCACTGGCTCCGCTATGGCACTCTTCATTTCCTCGGCGGATGCAATCGGTGCCAGCGTCGTTCGGCGCCCGCGCACTTCGGCCCGGTTCCGCTCGCGCTTCTCCAAATCTTGCCTGGGCGCATCGCTGCGCTTAATCGGCGATGGCCGGCCTGGCAGGCCGATCCGGTGTGCTTTCCCGATGACGGCATCTTTTGTCATCCGCAGCTCTTTTGCGATGGCCGCCGTCGAAAGCTCAGTCATCCACAAGCTGCGCAATTCCCCAAGCTGCGTGTCGTTCCACTCATTCTGGCAAGCGAACCGGCTCATCACTTCACCCCAAAAATTTTCGCTTTAATCGTTTCCACGGTATCCTTCGAAAGCCCGGCGTCCTTCGCTACGTCCTCAACCGCCCGCGCGCTCTCTTGCCGCGCCTTGTTCGCCGCGCGCTCCTCCGCTAGCCGCAAAAATTCCACGTTGCTTTTGCTGGCCTTGCCGAGATGATCCAGCGCCTTCGCCAACATCATCACCCCCTCGGGGTTACCCAGCATCGCCTGCTTGCCGTCCGCGTCCACATCGCCGCCGTCCAGATAGTTCATGAACAGCTCATTCACGGTGCCGTGCAGCAGTTCGATATTTAAGCGAGCCGTCTTGCTCTCCGGCGCATCGCCCATCTCCCGCACCA